ACAAACTATTGGAATAAGCACAGTATCCTCAATCCATTGGAACACAATTTCTGAAAGACCAGGAACAACTGCATATGCATCTGCAAGAGGCAGTCGATTTGATCAAGTTCATGTTGTAATTATCGACGCTCTTGGAAATGTAACTGGAAATGCGGGAACAATTCTTGAAAAACATTTGGGACTTTCAAAGGCAAGCGATGCCGTATTTTCTGTAGGGAGTCCATCATATTGGAGAAAATATCTAGCAAGTAATTCAAAACAAATTTTTGGGTTAAACTCTCCAGCAGGTATTGTTACTACTGGATTTAGTACTGGATTTACTTTGGCATCTGACACTGGATGGAATCAAGCAGCAAACAATATTATTTTCGCTTCCATTGGTAGTTTAACTGAAACTCTTAGAGATGGAAAAGATTATAATGGATCTTCCGTTGGTGTTGCAACCACTGGAGCATTAACATCATCTGTTTCAGATCTTTCTAGAGGATATAATCTTTTTGAAAATCCAAATAATTTTAAAATTAATTTCCTATTAATGGGATCCGCAGCATATCCTAAAGAAGACGCTCAGGCACTCGCTAATAAACTTATTTCAATCGCTGAACTTAGGAAAGATACAATCGCATTTATTTCACCACATAGAAAAAGTTCTTTAACAGACACTAGCACCGACACCACAGTAAGCATAAATGATGCAGCAACAATTACAAACAATGTTATTGAGTTTTATGCACCAATATCTTCGTCATCTTATGCAGTATTTGATAGTGGATACAAGTATGTTTATGATAGATTTGCAAACACTTATAGATATATTCCTTTGAATGGTGATATTGCAGGTTTATGTGCTCGTAATGACATCAACAATTTTCCTTGGTATTCTCCAGCAGGGACTGTTAGAGGATCCATCTTAAATTCAATTAAATTGGCATATAATCCTTCAAAAACTCAAAGAGATCGTTTGTATTCTTCAAGAATAAATTCAGTAATTTTCTCACCAGGATCTGGTATAGTTCTTTTTGGTGATAAAACTGGTTTAGGAAAGGCGTCAGCATTTGATCGTATCAATGTTCGTCGTCTTTTTATCTACCTTGAAGATGCAATTTCTCAAGCTGCAAGAGATGCGTTGTTTGAGTTTAATGATGAAATTACAAGAACAAATTTTGTAAATACAGTTGAACCATTTCTTCGTGATGTACAGGCGAAGAGAGGTATTTTTGATTATATCGTTATTTGCGATGAGACAAATAATACGGCAGCAGTCATTGATTCTAATGAGTTTGTTGCTGACATTTACATTAAACCAGCAAGATCAATTAACTTTGTTGGATTGACATTTATTGCCACCAAAACTGGTGTTGATTTTGAAGAAGTAATTGGAAACTTTTAACTTAGAGGTTTAAAAAACTATGGCAACTAGACAACAATTAAATCCACCTCCCTTAAGAAAGATTACGGACTTCAAAAGTAAGTTAACTGGTGGTGGTGCAAGAAGTAATCTTTTTGAAGTTGTACTTTCATTTCCTGATATTGCCCCTGCAGATACTAATGTTCTTGATAAAGCAAGATTTTTAGTCAAAGGTGCAAACTTACCAGCATCTAATGTTGCGGCACTTGATGTTGCATTTAGAGGAAGAATATTAAAAGTAGCTGGTGATAGATCTTTTGAAAGTTGGACGATAACAGTTATCAATGATACTGATTTTGCAATTCGTTCGGCTATGGAAAATTGGATGAATAAAATTAATAAAGTTTCCGATAATACTGGCGAAACTGATCCAACAGCATACACTGCAGACGCTTTTGTTTATCAACTTGATCGTGATGGATCGACTTTAAGAGCGTATCATTTTTATGATGTATTCCCAACTTCGATTGGAGCGATCACTCTTGATTATGGAACAAGCACGATTCAAGAGTTTACTGCGGAGTTCCAAGTTCTTTGGTGGGAAGCAATGAAAGGTGATTCACCTAGCGCCGGCGGTCAAGACATTAACTAAATAATATATACAAGCAATTTAAGTTTATAAAATGGCGAAACTTTTTGGTTTTTCGATTGAAGATAATGTAAAAACACCTAAATCTGTAGTTTCCCCCGTTCCCCCTAACAATGAGGACGGGGTTGATAATTTTATTACAAGTGGATTTTATGGACAGTTTGTTGATATTGAGGGTGTATATCGAACAGAATATGATTTAATTCGTCGCTATCGTGAAATGGCACTCCATCCAGAGTGTGACAACGCCATTGAAAGTGTAGTAAATGAAGCAATTGTGAGTGATCTTTATGATTCCCCAGTTGAAATTGAACTTTCAAATTTAAACGCAAGTGATCGTTTAAAAGAAGTTATTAGAGCAGAATTTAAATATATTAAAGAAATCATGGATTTTGATAAAAAATGCCATGAAATTTTTAGAAACTGGTATATTGATGGTAGAGTATTTTACTTAAAAGTTATCGACCAAAAAAATCCCGAAGCAGGAATTCAGGAAATTAGATATGTCGATCCAATGAAAATGAAACATATTCGTCAAGAAAAAAAGACTGAAAATGGTGTAAATGGATATCGTAATTTAAATTTAAGATCTGGAAATGATGTTGATGACTTTAAATATCCTGATATTGAGGAATATTTTGTTTATACTGCAACTCCAAGTTATCCTTCAGGATCTTTAAATGGAGGATCTAAAAAGGGAATTAAAATTGCAAAAGATACGGTAACATATTGTACTTCTGGTTTAGTTGATAGAAATAAAGGAACAGTTCTCTCATATCTTCATAAAGCAATCAAGTCTCTTAATCAACTTCGCATGATTGAAGATAGTCTGGTTATCTATAGACTATCAAGAGCACCTGAGCGTAGAATTTTTTATATTGATGTTGGTAATCTTCCCAAAGTAAAAGCAGAGCAATATCTTAAAGAGGTTATGTCTCGCTATCGTAATAAACTTGTATACGATGCAAGCACTGGTGAGATTCGTGATGACAAGAAACATATGAGTATGCTTGAAGATTTTTGGCTTCCTCGTCGTGAAGGCGGCCGTGGTACGGAGATTACAACCCTTCCTGGTGGTCAAAATCTTGGAGAACTTACGGATATTGAATATTTTCAAAAGAAACTTTATAGAGCACTTGGGGTGCCTGAAACAAGAATTGCTGGAGGAGGAGATGGATTTAATTTAGGACGCTCTTCAGAAATTCTTCGTGATGAATTAATGTTTTCAAAATTTGTAGGTAGATTAAGAAAAAGATTTGCTAATTTGTTTAATGATATTCTTCGCACGCAATTACTTTTAAAAAATATTGTTTCTCCGGAAGATTGGGAGCAAATGAGTGATCATATTCAATATGACTTTTTATATGATAATCATTTTGCAGAATTAAAAGAAGCAGAATTATTAACAAATCGTTTAACTCTTGCTACCACAATAGAACCTTATATTGGTAAGTATTATTCAACTGAATATGTTCGTAAAAAAATTCTTCGTCAAACAGATTCAGAAATTGTTGAGATTGATGCACAGATAGAAGATGAAATATCTAAGGGAATTTTACCAGATCCAAATGCCCCAGTTGATGAAATGGGAAATCCTTTACCACCAGATCAAGGGGCAGGAATTGAACAAGGTGTTAGTGGAGAAGTTCCTCTTGAACCAACAATTAATGCTACATCTGTGGAAATTCCAGAACCTAAAGGTGGGAAGATATAAATAATCTTATAAATATAAACCAATTTTATGGAAGAACTTATCGATTTGATTGCAACTGATGGAGCACCTTCTGAGGTTTCCAGCAAAATTAAAGAATTACTATATGCAAAAGCTTCTCAAAGAGTAGAAAATACTCGTCCAGAAGTTGCAGCAACGATGTTTGGTGATGCCGATCAATCAGGAGATGCTGAATAATGGCAATAAAAATTGTCCAAAATGTAAACAAAATTACAGCCAATCCAGGTGTTGCAGGAACTAGTAATCCAATTTCTTTAAAAAGTGGATATCTTAGAGTCTCTATCGCTTCATCTGGAGTTGGTTGTTATGTAGCAATTGGAACAAATCCTGTTGCAACAACAAATGATTTTCATATTTTAACAGATACTCCAGAAATTTTAAAGGAAAGACTTGCTAGACAACGAATTGTAGGTGTAACTACAGGAACAACTACAACTTTTACATTTGATAATAATGCAGGTAATCCATTTTTATTATCGGATTATGTTTCTGTCGTAGGAGCACCAACTGCTGGTATCAATACAACACATAACCCAATTGTATCTTTGACTGACTCATCAGTTACTATTAATTTTAATAGTTCATCCATTGTTGCCCCAAATGTCAGCGATGCAGATTTAGTTAGAAGTGTTAAGGTTTCTGCCTTAACAACTGATCCTAATAATGGCATCAGTGTTACAGAAGTTGTTTTACTAGTATCAGAATAAAATGAAACTCATCACAGAAGAAGTACAACAGGTAAAGTTTATCACCGAAGGAAAAGGTTCATCTAAAAAGATGTACATCGAAGGTGTTTTCCTTCAGGGAAATATTTGTAACCGTAATGGAAGAATGTACCCTATGGAAACTCTTTCCCGTGAGGTAAAGAGATATGATGAAAATTTCATCAAAAAGGGTCGTGCTCTTGGAGAACTAGGACATCCAGATGGTCCAACTGTAAATTTGGATCGTGTTTCTCATAAAATTGTTTCTCTCACTTGTGAAGGAAATAATTTTAGAGGTAAAGCACAACTTCTTGAAACTCCTATGGGTAAGATTGCATCTTCACTGATCGGTGAAGGTGTAATGTTAGGTGTCTCCTCTCGCGGTGTTGGATCACTTAAGGTAACTAATGAAGGTCACAAAATTGTAGGTGAAGATTTCATGCTTGCAACTGCAGCTGATATCGTTGCCGATCCCTCTGCACCTGATGCTTTTGTTCAAGGAATTATGGAAGGTAAAGAGTGGGTATGGGAAGGTGGTATTCTTCGTGAACAACTTGTCACTCAAACTCAAAAAAGAATTAATACACTAGTCGATCAAAAAAGGTTCGAAGAACATAAGTTAGATTTATTTAACGAATTTCTTTCAAATCTTTAAATTATAAATAAATATAGATTATAACAAAATCAAAACAAATGTCCGTTGGTAGCAATTTACAAGAAATGGAAAACGTAGTAACCAA